TCCTTCATGCCGGCGATGAACTCGCGCCAGGCTTCAGGGCTCTGCTCGTGCGAAGCATCGACGCTATCGCGCGCGATGTTCGGCGGCTTGATGCTCGTGATCTCGAGCCCAATTGACGTGAATACCTCAGGGCTGCTGCCGTCGCCCGTCTTGAACAGACTGCCATAGCCGATCCTTCCGCCTGTGGTCATCGCGGTCTCCTTCGCCTTTTAGGGTTGCTCCCGCGATGCCCTGCGGGCAGGGAATAAGCCTCAGACTTTGACGCCCATTTTCGCCGCGATGCGCGCCGCCTTCCGCGCCGCCCTCGCGTGCGCCTTCTCGATTTCGTCCGCCAACGAATCCCTGATCGAGTCCAGAGCGCCCCGCCAGCCGCTGTCCCATGCCGGGCGCAGCGTCGGATGCGGCGCCTGATTATGCGTTCCGAATTCCTCGGTTATGGCCTGAGTCAAGGCGCCAGGCCCGGCATAGACCTCGACGTCCGAACCCTTAATGTTCTGGGCCTTTTGCCGACGCGAAAGCTTGTCGGAAACGCCAAACGAGCCTTGCAACTTGCCTGTTAATTTCCGGGCATTCGCCGCAGCAGCGTCCGCGATCGGCTGCGCCGCATTGATCAGCGCACGCTTAAGGACGTTCCTGCCCGTAGCCTTCGAAAGCTCGGAAAGCGCCTCCTCTAGCTCTGACAATCCCTCGATCTTGACGATCTGCTTGGCCACCGGTTCAAAGCTCCTCGTACCAGACCAGATAATCTCGACTTACGCGATAGAGCTTCGCCACGTCATCGTAGTCCTCGAACTCGGTGTCGTAGAATGCGCCCTGGATTACGGTTTCGTTCTGCGGTGAGCTCGATCCCCAAAGCACGGTGCCGGCAAAACCATCGAGCTTGCTCTTCACGAGATCAGCAAGCGAGACGGCGGCATCCTGTGACTGCGCCCAGCAGTCGATCTGGATGCGGGGCTGATTGAGCCCCGATGGTCCCTGCATGTGATGATCGCCAATACCGCTGACGCGGTGATAGACGATGCTCGGGAGGCGCTGGCCCTGCGGCAGGAGCACGGGATAGATCCTGCTGCCGCCAACCGCCGCCGATATCGCCGTATCAGCAAGCAGCAGCGCGCGCAGCGCGGGCCGGATGTCCTTCACGGTCACGGGACGAGCGGCTCCTCGCCATGGGCCACGCAGTCCATCTCGATCCCCGCGCGCCGCCCGATCTCTCGTACCGCGGTAATGTCGTGCTCGCGGCCCTCATAGACGATCCGATGCTCGTCGCTGACTTCGTTCACGACCTGAGACCATCGGATGCGAAAGGTGATAATCGAACTTCCGACGATCTGCGCATGCGCAAAGCGCTCCTGCCCGCGATCTTCGATCTTCTCGGCATAGACCGTCGCGACTTCCTGCCAAGTGATCTGCTCCTCGCCGGAATCGCTCTGGACGATGACTTGACGTTCGATCCTGATGCAGCGATCCAGCTTTCCGGCGCGCATTCATCGCCTCTCGAATGCCAGCCACGTCTTCTCGACGTGATTGATCGGAGACCCGTGCTCTGCGAGGATCTCCAGCACGTCTCTCACTTCGACGGTTCCGAGCGCATGGTAATCGTGCCAGACGATGATGCCGCCGGGCCGCACCAGACGGCGCGCGAGCAATGTGTCGTGCAGCACGCCCTTCCAGCCATGATCGCCATCGATGAACGCGGCATCGCAGTCCTGCAGGTCATCGAACGTGAGATCGAACGAGCCGCGCTTGCGCAGGATCAGATCGAACCGCGGGTCGCCCTTGGCCATCCGGCCCGGGCTCTGCGGCACCTCGCGCCTCTGTACCGACATCGCGGTGACATAGCCCGGGAACACATCGATGCCCTGATAGCGCTCGATCGACGGCAGGTTGTCGAGGATCGCGCGCGCTGTGCGGCCCTCGTTGACGCCGAACTCCACCATTGCTCGCGGCCGTACCGAGCGCACCAGCGCGACCAGCACCTCAAGCTCGCCGGGATTCATGTAGCGTTTGGTCGCCGGCTCATTGACGAGAGGCTGGACGCCAAGCCAAGATTGCGGAACGCATTGCAATTTCAGCGGCGACACGGGCGCCTGGACGCGTTGATGAACGTTCATTGCCCGACCCTGTGCGCTACCTGGAAATTCGCGGTCGCCTCGACGAGGAGCCCAGCCTCGTCGATCGCGCGTTTCACGCCCGGGCACATCTCCCAGCCGTAGTCGTCGAACACCATGACGCCGCCGGCATTCATGCGCGGCAGAAACCAGTCGATCGCCGCCTTCGTCGACTTATGGAAATCCACATCGACGTGGACGAAGGCAAAGCGCATCGCGCCACACGCGGCGGCGCTTGCCGGAAACACGCCCGGCACCAGCCTTATATTGACGAGATCAGCCACGTTGTGCAGCACCTCATCGAGATCGACATCGGAGAAATCTCCGACCCGATGGACCTCATCAGGGGACCACGCCGATCCAGGCAGCCCGGAGAACGTATCGAAGCCGATCACCGTGCGATGCGGACATTCCACGGCAATCGCCCGCAACGTTGCCCCGTGATAGACGCCGCACTCCGCCGCGAAGCCCGGCACGTCCCGAACCTGCGCCAGGCAGGTCAGGAGCGAGGCAAGCTTGTCTTCCGTGATCAACGAGATCATGCCGCCGCCGGCTCTTTCATGAGGCCGGCGATGAACGCAGTGAGCCGCGCCTTCGCCGCAGCCATATCGATCTCTTTCCGGCACCCATGCGAATGACTGAAGCATTCGCAAGGATCGACCGGATCGATGCCGAGCATCGGCGCATCCTTGGCGCCGCCAAAGAAGAACGACGATTTCTCATAGCCGCCGAAGACGCAGACGACCGGCGTCCCGACAGCCTGCCCAAGCACTCCGGCAAACCCGGGCGAGCAGAACACCAGCGAGGCGAGCGAGGTCAGCGCGGCGAGCGCCTCGAACTCCAGCTCGCCCTTATGCACCGTGGCATCGGCCTCGCATGCGAGGCCAGTCATCCATTCGACGTTCGGGATAACCAGATCGGCGACCGACACGACGAAGAATTGCTCCCGGATCAGATCGAACAGCGCGGCATAGGCCTGCTCATCCGGATTGCGCGCCGCGCAGCCGCCCCATTCAGTCCGCATCACCAGCGGCCGGTAGACCATGATCGGCTTGCGGCCGTCATAGCCCCAGAGCCGCAGCCATGGCGTCGCCTTGGCGAGCCATGAGCCAGGCACCGGCAACCGGAAGTCCGCCTTCGCGATATTGCAGCCCGCCGCGGCGCACATCGCCGCCATCACGGAGCCGTGCCGGCGCACCTCAGCCGGCTGATACCAGACCTGCATCACCTTGGCGCTGGCGCGCGGCCGCCCCACGGCGAAGGCATCGCGCTCGCGTCGCGCATTTTTGGTTTGCGTCCGCAGCGCCGTCGCCTTGTGGACGACCTTCAATCCATCCGCGATCAGGTCGTGATAGACCGACACCCACGAGCTTTCGAGCCAGATGTCATGATCTTGCATCAGCTGGCGCAGCAGCGCGCGCTGGCGAATGTTATCGCCGAGTCCGTGCATCCCTCGGACCAGCAATTGAGTCTTCACTGAGCGATCGCCTGTTCGAAGCTCATCTTCGGAAACGCATCGAGACCGGACTCCTGACAGCAATTGATCACCTCGACGCCATCAGGCACGGTCCAGCGCGCCGACAGCCAACGCCGGATATTGTGCTCGCGCGGATTGTTGAGCCCATGCTCATGCTCTCCATGCCAATGCACGCCGCGCCTCAGCGTCATGTCATAGCCGACAAGCAAGATGCGCCTGGCCCGCCAATTGAGCGCGAGGTTGAGCGCCTGAAATCCGCCGTTGCCGCCGTTGCCGATCATCCTGCCGTCGGTCAGGATGACATCATCGGGCCACGATATTTCCGCGCGCATCAGATCGAATTGCGCCGCTGCGGCGGCCTCATATGTGACCTTCAGTCCGCCGAACTCTGGTGCGCCGCGATGCTTGCGCCACCATGCGCCGTCACAGGCATACAGGACATCCGCCCACGGACAGAGACGCCAGCTTTCGTTGATCGCGATGAACCTCGCCCGCCCGCGCATCAGATCGAGCTTTGCATCTGAAGCGCTCGGTCCCGACGCGACGATGATCGCCGTCGCGCCAGACCAATCAGGCCATTGTCGGGTCACGGTAGCGATGCAACAGCGCCGTCACCGGCTTTATCAGATAACCGTCCGCCGGCGACTGATCCGTATCGTCATCGCCGCGGTGCTCCCACAGCCACGACAAAATCATGAGCACCGCCGCCCGGATCAATGGCGGCACTGTGCTCTCATCCCACGTCGGCTGCTCGCGCTGGACGTAGCTGGAGATGTAGTTCAAGACGATATCGGTCGCCTCTGCGATCTTGCGCTCGACCTCCGGCGTCCGCGGATCTGCGGAGAAATCCTCCGGGCTTCCGCCATCCGATTGCAGATCGAGCCGCAGCTGGTCGTTCGCCTGCGCGACCGTCACCAAGTTCATTTGCCGGCATCCTTGCCGTTCTGGCCGCGCTTCACGGCGAGCCGCCAGCCGCTATCGGCCGTATCGGGCTTGGCAGCGGTGTCACGCTGGGCGATCCAGAACGAACCGCCCCATGAACAACCGTCGCCCTTGGCATAGCCTTCATCACGCGGGATCCAGACGCCGCGATCTATGACGATCGGCATCTGGAAGGAGAACTCCTTGATGCGCTCGCCTTTCAAAAGGCGCAGCGTAATACAGCGCGCGCCGTCGTAAACGACATCGAGATCGTCGAAGCCAAGGCCTGGATCGCCGTCCTTTCCGACGACGGGCCCAAGGTCGCAGGCACGTCCGTCCGATAGCGTGAGGACGAGAGCACCCCGACGATCGATGATCGCGCCGGCGAGCCCGACGCCATCCTTCGGAGCTGGAATCGCCGCGACGGCCTTGGCAATGGCGGACTCTATCAGAGAGGCAACGTCGTCGATCGTGACGCTCTTGCCCGGCTCGCCGGTATCGCCCTTCTCGCCGCGATCACCCTTGGGCACCTTGATCGCGGCAACAGCCTTGGCGACGGCAGCTTCTATCGACGGAGCAACGTCGTCGACCGTGATACTCTTGCCCGGCTCGCCGGGATCGCCTTTCTCGCCGACACCGCCAGCATCGCCCTTCTCGCCGCGCTCTGGCTGCCGAGCCTTCAGCGCTTCGATCTCGCGCTGGAGCGGCGCGATCGTCGCCTCTAGATGCGACTTGACGATCGCCGCCATCGCTTCCGCGAGCGCCTTCATGTCAAGCATTCAGGGCCTCTCGGAAGTCTTTCTCGAATAGCGCCAGCTCGGCGCGTGCCTGATCCGGATTGTCGTTTGCAGGCGCCGGTTCGGATGGTTGAGGCGCCGGCGATGGCTGCTTCGTGCCGAATGGATCATCCTTGGCGTCGCGTTTGGCGAGCGCCTCCAGGCTGAAATCCTGTTGCTGCCGGTAGACCGAATTGCCGCCGGGCACCGGCGGCAGATTGACCCGCGAGCGGGATTCGTTCGGCGTGAACGTATTCTTGCCCTTGTCAAGAACATCCATCTGCGTGACGCTGTCCATGCGCAGCAGGTTATCGAGATCGAATTCAGTCCCGTAGATTGCACCATTGACCGGAATGCCGAGCCCAATTCCAAGTCCGTCATCCAGACACAGCTCGGCGTCCTCGATCAGCCGCTGCAGGGCCTGCGAATAATATTCGACGTTGAGCGCCTGGATGTTGTTGTAGGCCGGCATCTGCCCGACGCCGATCTTGTACGGCGGGACGTGATAGGTTGACGCAACGATCTCGGCCGTCCAGCGCAGTTGCTCGATGAGCTGCGCATCCACCGCATTCGTCGCGATCGATACGAACTTCAGATCATCGCCGAGAACGGCCACCTTTCCGACATTCTCGCCGGTGTAGTTCGCATTCCAGCTCGTCTTAAGACGCTCAGCGGTCGCCGGATCGATCGCGCCTGGCGCCGTCAGGACCCCGCTCGGCATGGATCGATTGCCGAAGAACTTCGCCGAGCTGTTCTGGATATTCAGCGCCTGCATCGCAGCGACGCCATTGGCGAAGATCGGCGACAGACCGACGAGCGGATGAAAGAGACAATTGTAACGGTCGTGGATGATCTCGCTTGCGGGAATGAGCAACGGCTCGCGCACCCCCGAAAGATCGTCCTCGCTCAATTGGTAGAAGACCGAACCATCATCCGACACCATCGGCATGACGAGCTTCGGATCGAGCACGTACAAGCCGACGACGACATTCCGATTGTCGCGCTCCTTCAATATATACGCATTGCCATAGGTCAGCTTGGAGAGGATCCAGCTTTCCCAGAACTGAATGCGCGTCTGATAATGATTGGGCTTCCTCAGCACCGGGCTGAAGGCCGAATTGGAGACTTCTGTCCAGATCCCGTTGCTGTCCTGCTGGACGAGCTTCACGCGCAGCTTTGCGATATCCGATGCAATCAGCGTCTTGCATGCGAAGTTGGCCGGATTGGATAGGACGAGATCACGACGGACCTTGACGTTCTGCTGCCAGGCGCCCGGGAACGACTCCAATATCGTGTACCATCCGCCGCGCAGGAAGGGGACGGAGGTCAACTCCTTCTTCTGCCGCTCGCGCGTGATATTGAAGCCGAGAATTTTCAAGGATCAGCCCTCGATCCCAAGCTCGCGCCGCAGGCGCGCCACGCCCCAACGTCCGTCGGCATCTTCGCCCTTCCGCTCGAGGTAGGCCGCGCGCAGATCATCGATATCAACATCGCGGTTACTGACAGCAACAGCGGCAACAACCACAGGTGCCCGCGGCGCGGCCCGCGCCTTGCCGAGAGCGACGAGCGCACGCGCATCGCTGTTCGATTGCGCCACGAAGCCATCGCCCGCCCGCAGCCGCCGGGTGGCATATTTGAACGGCTTTGATGCGACCAGGTTTCTCATGGCATAGCCCTCGATCAGAAGGGAGGCGGGCGATGTTATCGCCCGCCCGCGCACTTCGTCTCTCAACTAGCCGGAGACCGCGCCGTAATCCGCATCACCGATATAGGCGACGGCGGAAGACCGGCGCTTGGCATAGTTCAACGGGCGGACCACCTTGATCGCGACGGAGTCCGTCTGGAACATCGATACAACGCTGGTGTTCGCAGTCGGCGTATCACTTTCGCCGTCGGGCGCGTCGTCCATCTCGATCGCCGCCTCGGTCGAGAGCGAGACCTCGACGCCGCGGTCGCCGATCTTGTAGATATCTGACGGCTTCAGCAGGATGAGGTCGCCGGTGCCGACATTGCCACCGGCGACCAGCGGATCGCCGAGCAGCGTGCCGCCATTGGCCGACAGCCCCGGGAAGGCGAAATTGCCCAATGCGTTCTGCATCAGGCCGAGTGACTTCGACAGCGATTGCGTGGTGACGAAGTAGAGGCTGTCGGCATTGTTCGCCGTGATGAAGCCCGCGTAGAGCGCCTTCACATCGGCGATGACGCCCTCGATATCATTGCCGGAGCTCGAACCTGCCGACAGACCCTGGAGAATGCCCGCCGGCGACACCCCGCTCGTCGCCGATGCGGCGCTCAGGAACGTCTGGTCGACGCGCTGCGCCGAGGCGTTCACCAGCGCATCCCGCACCAGGAGTTCTGCCGACGGCGAGGAGTCCCGGAGCAACTCCTTCGACACCACCGCCAGCGCAGCGACCTTCAGCGGCGTGAGGTTCACATCCATGAAGTCAGCCTTGCTGACGTTGATGGACTTGGACTGGCCAACCCAATAGCCGGTCGCGGTGCCATCCTGGCCGGCGATATTGACGTTCGCCGGCACCTCGCGCAGCGGCAGCTTGTCGAAGACCGTCCGGCTGTACAGGAAGTCGATGAAGTCGCCGGTATAGCGGTCGATATGAACAAGCTCGTTGCCCCATTCGCCCGAGCCCGTGCCGCCGCCGGCCACGGCCGTCTTGATGGCCTCGACGAGCTGAGGATTGGTATGGCCCCAGCGCTTGGCCGCGATGCCGATGGCCGACACGTCGTCGATGCGCGCCAGGGTCTTCGCGATCACCATCCGGGTGAAGCTCTGGCCGGGGAACGCATCCTCCTTGTCACCCTTCTTGAGGATGATCGGCGCGCCGGTGCGGGTCACGGTCTCGTCGGCCTGCTTCTCGGTCTTCACGGGCTTGGCCGTCGCCATCGCGGCCTTTTCCAGCGTGCGCAGGCGAGCGAGATGCTGATCGACGGCATCGATATCCTTGGCGAAGCCGTCGTATTCCTCCTGCTCCGACGCATCGAGCGTCGCGCCCTCGGACGCGGCCTTGTCCATGATGGCTTCCATGCCGGCGACAAGTGACGCGCGCTTGGCCTCGAAAGCCGAGATCTGTTCGGAATATTTGCTCATAGCGTGATTACCTCTTGATCGAGCGGATGACGAAGGGTGAAGCCCGATCGCGGGCGGGATCCGTCAGCTTGACGACCCGGACAATCTGGCCTGACGCGGCCTTGCCTTGGTCGCTTGGTGACGGTCGAGTTGGACGCCCGGCATCAGCCGGCGCGCCCACATCGAAAGCCTTGATGGTGGAGATCATGGCATCGGCCTGCGCCGGCACCGACACGAGCGACAGCTCGTAGACCTCGATCTGAGAGAAGCGAATTCCGCCATTCTCGATGAAGCTGTACTCGATAGGCCGAAAGCCGATCGATACTGCGCGCACCAGGCCATTCTTGACCTCGCCCCACGCGGTATCGACGCGATCCTTCAAGGGACCGGGCTCGTCGATCTTCGGCAACTGCGCCTGGAACGTGACGCCCTGCGCCGTCGGCTTGTCGAACTTCACAGTGCCCACGGGACGATCGCTGTCGTGCTGATGAAGCAGCGCGAGCGGATTCTGGAATTTCACGCCGAGCGGCTCGATGATGTCCCCCATGCGATCGACGCTCGGCGTTGTGGCAATGCCGGTGATCATGCGCTGGTCATCGTCCATCGCCTTGACGGAAAGGACGGAATAGGCTCGGTTCATCGGTCCATCTCCTAGACGAACATCATCTCGTATTTCGGTGCCGTCTTGGCGACCGGATTCCAGCTCATCAGGATCGCCGCGCATCCTGCCGCGATCAGCGGATCGATCTTTGCGCGGCCAGATATCTGCTTGGTGATCAGGATGCCGTTGCCGCGCGGCTCGACCTTGGCATTGCCAACGACCCAATCCATCAGATCGAGCCCGGCATGCGCCAAAGTGCCGTCGGCCAGCTTCATCTCCATCCCCCACCATGCGGGCGAGAGCGCCGGCCCCTGCAGCAATCGCCGCAGCATCTCATCGGTCATGCCGCGCTTGGTCAGCTCCTCGATCATCGCGGCGACGTTGTTGGGATCGAGACCGACGGCATCCTTTTCCGGCAGCTTCCCGCTCGCAAGCACCCGGGCGAACAGATCGCCGAACTTCGTCATCAGATCGCTCGGCGTCCGGCAGATCGTCAGCGAGCCTTCGCGCTCGAAATCGCGCAGGCGTGCCGCGATATCCTTGCGGACTTCGAGAACCTTCTCGTGCGCGAAGGCGTGGCTCCACAGCAGCCAGCGTCGGGTCTCAGCCTCTCT